TTCTCGTCCACCGCCCAGCGCATCACGGGCGATATGTCCAATGCGACGTTGGCGAATCGGTTGCTATTTCAAAACAGCGTTACGAACGGAAATACAAACGTCGCGGCAATTCCCAACGGCACAGGAACTGTTTCGGTTTTTAGAGGGTATGGTGCTTCCGATCCAACAAACGCAAACGCAATCTCTATAGCGCAAATCGGTACAACCGAAGCCCGAATCAGTTCTGAGATTTTTGGCACGGCATCCTACCTGCCCATGACCTTCTACACAGGCGGCAGCGAGAGACTCAGGCTGGATACGTCGGGGAATCTCGGGATTGGTACTGCGTCGCCTGTCGCGGGATACCGCCTAAACGTAGTCAATGACTCTGGCAACTCGCAGCAGTTGATTCGCGCTGGCACTAACTTCAACAGCACCATTGCGTTCGGCGATCAAGACAGCAGTACGTCGGGGCAACTGATTTACGCGCATAACGGCGATTACATGGCGTTTAATACCAACGCCGCCGAGCGTATGCGTATTACCGCCGCAGGTAATATCGTCGCAGGCGCATCCGCAGCCCTCGCCACAACCGCTACGGACGGCTTTTTGTACGTCCCGACCTGTGCAGGTACGCCGACGGGGACGCCGACTGCTATCACGGGCATGGCACCGATTGTCGTCAACACCACCAACAACAAACTCTATTTCTACAGCGGAGGCGCTTGGCGTGACGCTGGGCCGTAATACATGGAAATCACACTCAAACTTACCGTTGAAGAAGTCAACGCCATCCTGCAAACCCTCGGGCAACTCCCGACAAGCAGCGGCGCGTGGCCCTTGGTCGTTAAGATCAAGGAGCAATCCGAATTACAGTTGAAGGAGCAGAACAATGGCTGACTGGAAAATTGAAAGCATGGTCGTGAAGCCGGTAGACGGCTCGCACACGGATGTTGTTGTCACGGCGGCATGGCGCTGCACGGCGATAGATGGCGACCACTCTGCCAGCAACTACGGCAGCATGGGCTTCGCCTCACCGAGCGGCGACTTCATCGCGTATGCAGATCTCACCGAAGCGGATGTGCTGGGGTGGGTCTGGGCGAACGGCGTGGACAAGGATGAGGTTGAAGCGAACGTGGCGCGGGAACTGGATGCACAGGTGAACCCGCCGACTGTTGCCAAGCCGTTGCCGTGGGTTAATGCTGCCTAATGTTTGCACTTGCTCCATTTTGCGTATTGCCATTTGCCGATGCGGGGACGGTTATCACGCCGCCCACCCCCATCGTCATTACGGATATGCACGATGGCGGCAAGAATACGCATCGGAAACGCCCCGAACCAAAGTATGACGAGTACGAAAAACTCCGTCAGGCGCGGCGTAAAGAAGTTATTGCGGTTTACGAGGAATTGGTTGAGGGCCGCCCGCGCATTATTGCGGAGATTGTGGCCCCGTTTGTGGAGGAGGAGGCCGCAGGCATTCCGATTCCGCCAGTCAACGCCATTGATTTTGATGCATTGCTTGCGGACGTAACGCGCATTGAGGCGCTGTACCGCGAGCTGCAGGAAAAGGACGACGAGGAAGTATTGTTACTTTTATGAAACGCACCTACGTTTACATGGATGGCGAGTTTGTAGAGCGTAAAAAAAACGCCAAAGGTCGCTATCACTACGTCCAGCCCGACATTCAGCCCTACAAGAGCATGATTGATGGCAAGATGATTACCTCGCGCTCCGAACACCGCCGTCACCTCAAGGCCAACAACTGCATTGAGGTCGGCAACGACGATCCCGCCCGCCATATTAAGCCCGAACGCCAAACCAACGAGCGTTTAGAGCGGCTGAAGTGGGAGGTCAACAAGCGCATGACGAACGAGCAGGCCGACCGCGTGCTGCGTCAGTTGCGCCAAGAGTTTAATTTCACCAATCCCCACAGGAGAGGCTAATGACCGACCAAACTGTTGACACCCCAGAGGTTGATACCACCGATCGCCGGGCTATTCTGGAGCAGGGTTTTGACGCCGTAGAGAACAACGAGCCTGCCGACGCTGACCGTGACGCGCAGGGGCGTTTTGCTAAGGCAGAACCCGAGGAAGAAGCGCCAGAACCTGCCGAAGAACCCGTTTGGAAGCGGCCACCGCTCTCTTGGAAGAAGGATTATCACGAAGTCTGGCAGAAAGCCGACCCCCGGCTGCAGGAGTACGCCTACCAGCGCGAGGAGCAGATGCGCCGGGGCGTGGAACCGCTGCTGCAGGCCAAGCAGTTTGCCGACGCCATCAACGAGGCGATCAATCCGTACATCAGCACGCTAAACGGCCTTGGACTTAAGCCCGAACAGGCCATTGCCGCGCTGATGAAGGCCGATCACACGCTGCGAACGAGCGATCCGCAGACCCGCCAGCAGTATTTCATGCAGTTGGCAAACGAATACGGCATCAATTTAGGCGGTATGCCGCAAACCGGCGCACCGACCGCTGACCCCACCATTTTTGCCCTCAAAAACGAGCTGGCAAACGTGCGTGGCGAGGTCATGACTTGGAAACAGCAGCAAGAGCAAGCCGAACAGGCCGTGCTGCTGAACGAAATTGAGGATTTTGCCCAGAAGGCCGAGCATTTTGAGGAAGTACGCCCCGAAATGATCAAGCTCCTCCAAGGCGGTAGCGCCGAAACATTGGAGGAAGCGTATGATAAGGCCGTTTATGGAAATAAAGATTTGCGGGAACGCATTTTGTCGGCCCAACAGGCTAAACAAAACGCACAAGTTTCCGCAGAGAAAAACCGAGCAGCGAAAGCCGCTCGGGCCGCTGCTGTGAGTGTCAGAAGCGCCACACCCGGTGCTAACACGGCTCCTAAAGCGAATGACCGCCGGACTTTGCTTGAGCAAGCATTTGAAGAAGCAAACGCCCGGTTATAACTAACTGATATAGGAGACTTAAAATGGCTTTTGCCAACTCTAGTATCAGCGACATCATCGCTACTACCATCCAGAGCCGTAGCGGTGAGCTCGCTGACAACGTGACCAACAACAATGCGTTGTTGCGTCGTCTTAAGGAGCGTGGGAACGTCAAGACGTTCTCGGGCGGTAACGTGATTTTGCAGGAAATCATGTACACCGATCCGACCACGAACAACACGAACAGCTACTCGGGTTACGAGGTGCTGAACGTCGGTCAGAACAGCCCGATTAGCTCGGCGCAGTTCAGCATCACGCAGTACGCTAGCGCGGTGACCATCTCGGGTCTGGAGATGATCCAGAACACGGGCAAGGAGGCCATCATTGACCTTCTTGACGGTCGTATGGAAGTTGCGGAAGCGCAGCTCGCCAACCGCATCAGCGGCGACCTGTACGGTGACGGCACCGGCAACGCGGGCAAGAACCTCACGGGCCTTGCAGCGGCTGTGCCGGATGACCCGACCACGGGAACCTACGGCGGCATCAACCGCGCCGTGTGGACGTTCTGGCAGTCCAAGAAATATAGTGGTTTGACCGATGGCCTCGCGGCTGTCTCGGCCACGAACATTCAGGGCTACATGGACGCGCTCGCGGTTCAGCTGATTCGTGGCACCGACAAGCCTGACCTCATCGTTGCGGACAACAACTACTACAAGTTGTATCTGCAGTCGCTGCAGGCCATCCAGCGTATTACCGATGCTGGCTCGGGCATGGCGGGCGCGGGCTTTGCCTCCCTCAAGTATTACGGCGCAGGCATGGCCTCCGACGTGGTGCTGGACGGTGGTATCGGCTCGTCCACCTACAACAGCGGTTCGGGCAACGCAAACCATATGTGGTTCCTGAACACCAAGTACCTGATGTTCCGTCCGCACAAGGATCGCAACTTTGTGCCAATTGGCGGTGAGCGTCAGGCCGTAAACCAAGACGCCATTGTGAAGCTGATTGGCTGGGCAGGTAACTTGACCTGCTCGGGCAGCCAGTTCCAAGGCGTGTTGATTGCTTAAGGGAGTACGCGAAAATGACTGTTTCAACTTCTAATGTCATTGGCGTGGCGCTCGGCTATACCGACAGTTCGCCGTCATTCAACCTTGGCACCACCGTCAACCTTGACGATGGCGGTCAGGCGGTCTATGTGCAGGCGGCGTCCACGGTTGCTACCTACATGGCGGTGTCCGTGTTGGTAAATAACACCGTTGTCCCGCTGACCACGACCAACTCGGCAAGCAGCAAGGCGGTCGGCTTTGCTCAGACCTCCATTGCCTCGGCCTATTACGGCTGGGTGCAGTTGGGCGGTAAGCCGCGTGTCAACGTGCTGATCGGGTGTCAGCCCAATGTTCCGCTCTTTACCACCGCAACGGCTGGCTCGCTTGACGATGCCACCGTGACGGCGGGTTTGGTGGCGGGCCTTGTGGCAACCACCTCGGCGGCCTCGGCCTCGGCCCCGACCTGCATTGCGGGTTATGTTCACGTCCTGACGGGCCTGAACGCCTAATGCAGCCTCTGGAGATCACGGTACAGGCGGCAGGGACGGAGGAGGAACTGTGTTCCAACATCCGCTCGGCGCTGGCCCGTGGTCTGCCAGAACTGACCCTCGCTCCCACCAAGCACGATGGCAACATGGTGTTGGTGGCGAGCGGGTGGTCTATGCCTGACTACATTGATGAGATTAAAGCCCACCGCAAGGCAGGGCGACCGATTGTCAGCATCAAGGCCACGCACGACTACCTCGTAGCAAACGGCGTGGAGCCTGATCTGTGGGTCAACCTTGACCCCCGCGACCGCACTAGCGGCATCCAGCGGCTAAACGACTACACAACTTATATGCCTGCCTCGCGTTGCCCGCCCTCCACCTTTGACCATTTGAAAGACAGAAAGGTGTTGCTGTGGCACTCATGGGCGCCGGGTGCAGAAATGGAGGCGCTGGGGCCAAACAAGTTAGCCATCGGTGGCGGCACGACCTCGGGTCTGCGTGCCATCAACATCGGCTATATCCTCGGGTTTCGCAATTTCACGCTGTACGGCTATGACTCTTGCAACCGCGCAGACGGCCTTAAGCGATTCACGGGCGAGACAACTGGCCCATCGGTAGATATTTGGGTAGGCGGCCCAACGGGTAAGAAGTTCAACTGCAACATGGCAATGGCCCAGCAGGCCAACGAATTTCAGAAGATTTTTGAGGTCATGCCCGATGTAACGCTTGACGTTAAAGGGCCGGGGCTGATCGCAGAGATTATGCGCGTAAGGGCTGAACGCGCTGAGGCGGCGTAATGGCGATCCCGTCCCGAGTCTTGGGTAGCGGCATCAGCCAATTATCCACGGTGTCCATTTGCGGCGATGGCAATGCATCGGTGACCGCAGCGGGTACGTCAGCGGGTAACGCAACGCAACTGACTTACGTTTACAACAACGTCACAACGGTAGGGTCAGGCGCAGGGGTTAAATTACCGCAGGCCGAAATGGGCGCAACCATTATCGTGCGTAACGGCGGGGCAAACTCTTTAACGGTATACCCTTACAGCGCGTCTAATACCATTAACAACGCGGGATTTGGCACGATTAACACAGAATGCTCGGCTATGTTTTATGCCGTTAGCAATACGCTGTGGGAGGAATTGCAAGGCTTTGGCCGTTCGGTGCCGATTTTGCATTACGGGTCGTTTTCAGACACTACTTTACAGGCGGCGGCCTCTATCAATACCGCCTATGCCATGACGTTTAACACGACCGATAGCAGCAACGGCGTGTCTATTGGGTCACCGACCTCGCGCCTTGTTGTGGACAACCAAGGCGTCTACAACGTTCAGTTTTCGGCGCAGTTAGACCAAACGTCAGGAGCCACCGCGAATGTTTACATTTGGCTGCGTAAAAACGGCACTAATGTGCCAAATTCAGCCAGCACGGTTGCGTTGCAAGGCTCGGCTGCTCGGTTGGTTGCCGCGTGGAATTTCATTATCCAATTAGAGCCAACCAATTACGTTGAGTTGATGTGGGCAACCGATACCACAAACGCTAGAATCCTCGCAGCCAGCGCCACAAGCGTATGGCCCGCGATCCCGTCAGTAATTTGCACCGTAACACAGGTCAACAACCTGTAAGCCCCAATCCCCACAGGAGAAAGGAAATGCTGGACAGCGACATCAACAACGCCGACGCCCAACTGCACGTTGAGTTTTACACCCGCGAGGACGGCCCAAAGAAGGGCAAGTCCTATGTGCGAATCATGGCCCCGGGAGACAAGACCAACATCATCGACCAGCCGGTGCGCGATGATCATAAGCAGCGGTTCCCTCGGCAATGGCTGTATTACCAGATGCAGCAGAGCGAAAGCGCCGCCGAACAGATCGGCACGCCGCTCACGCAATGGCATCGGGATTTCCCCGAGGATGTCAGCAAGGACATGATCGCGGAACTTAACATTCTCAAGTTTGTGACGGTGGAGCAGTTGGCGTTGGCCTCCGACAGTCAACTGCAGCGCGTGGGCATGGGTGCAACAGGAATGCGCGAAAAGGCGCGGATGTACCTCAACCGCAAGAACCGTAGCGAAAGCAACGAAGAACTGGCTGACACAAAGCGCCAGTTAGCCGAACTCCAAGCGCAGATGGCTGCCATGATGGACAAGCCGAAGCGCGGTCGTCCCGCAAAAGTAGTGGAGACATAGTATGGGCAGCACGATGGTTCAGTTGATTACGGAATGCACGCAAGAGTTGGGCATTCCGACCCCGACGACGGTGGCGGGGAATAACAGTCAAGACATCGTGCAGTTATTGGCGTTGATGAACGCCTGTGGCTATGAGTTGCTGCGCCGCGCCGACTGGCGTGAATTGACAAAGCAGCATACGTTTTACACCGAGGCAACGACGACTACGGGAACGTGGACGACCAGTAGTTACACGATCACGGGCATCCCCTCTACCGCAGGGCTATCGACCTCGTATCAGGTGCAGGGCGTTGGCATCCCAAACGCCACCTACATCACCTCGGTAGACTCCGCAACGTCGGTAACGCTGAACTACGCGCCGACCGAGGCGCAAGTTGGCGGTCAGTTGATTTTCCAGAAGGTCAAATACGATCTGCCCGCTGACTACAACAGCACGGTCAACCGCACCCATTGGGACAAGAGCAAGCGCTGGGAAATGCTCGGCCCTGAATCCGCGCAGCAATGGGAATGGCTGCTCTCGGGCTATATCAGCACCGGCCCGCGTATCCGCTGGCGTCTGCTCGGCAAATACTTTCAGATTTGGCCGGGGATGAACGCAGGCGAACTCCTTGGCTTTGAGTACCGCAGCCGATCTTGGGCCGAAAGCGCGGCAGGCGCACCCAAGAGTTCGTTTACCGCTGACGATGACACTTGCATCTACCCAGATCGCTTAATGGTGCTGGGTACAAAACTCAAGTATTTTGAGGCCAAGGGTTTTGACACGACTGCCCTTTACCGCGATTACCTCATGGAGTTTGAGACAGCGGTGGCGCAGGACACGGCAGCGGCAAACCTCTCGTTTGCGCCGCGCCCCGGCACCGTTCTCATCGGTTACGACAACATCCCTGACAGCGGCTACGGAACGGATAGCCAATAATGGCCTCGCCCGTTCGCAGACGGCTAATCCAAAGGACGAGCAACAACGTCGCCTCGTTGCCCGCGCCCGTGGGTGGGTGGAACGCCCGCGACTCGCTTGCCAACATGGCCCCGACCGATGCGGTGACGTTAGATAACCTGTTCCCGGGTGTCTCCAGCGTTGGCATACGAGGCGGCTACACGCCGCACGTTACGGGCATTTCGGGGCAAGTTGAAACCCTGATGACCTACAACGGCGGGGCAAACGACAAGATGTTTGCCATCGCAGGGGGCAGCATTTTTGATGTGACGACCTCTGGCGTTGTGGGCGCAGCGGTGGTCACAGGGCTATCGGATAGCCGTTGGGAGTCGGTAAATATCACGACCTCGGGCGGCAGTTACCTGTACGCCGCAAACGGCGTAGACGCGCCACGACTTTATGACGGCACAACGTGGACGGCGATCACGGGCGCATCCACCCCTGCGATTACAGGCGTTACAACCACCACGCTAACCTCGCCCACCCTGTTCAAAAACAGGATGTGGTTTATCCAAAAGGACACGCTCAAGGCGTGGTATTTGCCCACGGCATCGGTGGGTGGTGCGGCGAACGTCCTAGACCTGTCATCGGTAGCGCGTAACGGCGGCACCTTGCGGGCGATGGCAACGTGGACGATTGACGCTGGATACGGCGTTGACGACAACCTCGTTTTCGTCACCGATCAGGGCGAAATTA